AGCCACCCCTGTGGTTCCTAAAGTTGCTAAAGCATAATGCACTACCAACCTAGGCTCTTGCTGAGAATAGTCAAAACAACCCCATCTATGGTCCTCCTCAGGCATAAAAATAGATCTAATACCCATGCCAATATTAGTATAATTAGGAAGTTGTTGTAGGTTAGGCTTAGAATAAGATAATCTCCCTGTAACAGTGCCCCCAAAGTCTCCTCTTAATTGATGTATATCAGCGTGTATTCTACCCTTGTAGACATAATTTTTAATAGACTTTAAAAAAGTGTTAGTTAATTTATCAAGTTCTCTCGCACTATTTAAACTTCTCAGCACAGGATTTTTATGTTTTTTTAAATAATTTTTTGTGAAAGAAGGTTTGTTTGTCTTTTCTGTCCTGTCAAAATCATCAATATTTAATTTTTTACAAACACTTTCAATACTTTTTGCAGCCCATACCTCAGGATAGATACCAGTAGCATCATGTATTCTTTTAATGTAAGAGTTATAAGTTTTTTTAAATTTGTACTCTAAACTTTCAACCTGTTCTTCACTTACTCTAACACCTTTTATCTTCATATCTAAAATACAAGGGAAAACTTTTTGTTCCAACTCTACGATTGAATGTAGCTCTTGGTGATCTATTTCTTTTTTAAGTTCTTGCCAAAGTGCTAAAGTTACCTCTGCATCACGTTCAGCATATGCGCCCACATATATTGCAGGAAGTTTGTACATTTCTGCCTTGGCGTCAACACCCCATTCTTTTGCTGCTTCTTGTAAAGCGCTTTCATTCTTACCCATACCTGTGTAATCATTTGCAACTGAATTTAAATCATATCTAAATCTATTTTCATTAACTAAAGAAGCCATAATCATTGTATCAACAATTGTTCCGTGGACCGTGAGCCCTAGCCTGTGGATCCAACACATATCGTAAATTGCATTGTGAAAAATTTTATCTGCTTTTGTGTTAAGAACATCTTGAAACCAACCAAGAACCTTTTTTCTTTCCATATTTGGCCCTGACTCATGGGCAATTGGATAATATGCAGCCCAGTTTTTCACTGCAATTGCAATACCGACTACGTCTCCTTGCCCTCTCATAGAAGAAGAACCTTTTGTTTTTAAATCTGGATCTTTTGTTTCTAGGTCTATTGAAATTTCATCATATTTAGATAGATCTGGAAATTCTTCTGGTGGAAACCATTCTGTTTGAGCTTTAAATAAAGGTTTTTGCATTATTTATTTGCTTTCCATTTTCTATATCCCTCTACCCATGTTTCTTGTTTTTCTTTCTCTTCTTCGTAATCTCTTTCAATAATCATTTCAATAAAATGCATGGCTTTTAATAAATCTTCCTTTCCTCCTTTATATTGATGTCGACAGATGTATTTAATAACATTTCCTTCCGGAAAAAGCAATTTATTCTCTATGACAAATTTGCTCGGCTGAATTTTCATTTTGCGATAATGTGTTCCGCCGATTTGTTTATCGTATGCACTCATATTATTCTCCTATCATTATTTATGGGGTTTTCAATTTCATCCCAATCTGGTCGCCATTCTTTGTGAAAATTATATTCGTTCATAATATTAAATATGGAAATTTATTCTTTTGTTTTCCAATGTCCAAAATGTATAGTTCCTCTTGGGCTCGAGTAACACCCACATAACAAGTTCTCAACTCTTCCTCTTCTTTTTCTATTAAACCACTATAATAATTTCGAAGAGAAAATCCCCAATCATTACGAATAATAACTTTTTTTCGTTCCATTCCTTTTACCCCATGAATAGTTGACAAAAGGATATCTGATTTAGTTAAAGTAGGATCATTTTCATAACAATTTTTTAAATAATTGTTAAAGTCATCGTCATCCGCAAATAAAGCATTTGGTGTTTGTTTGGACTGTTTACGTGTTGTAGTAAATCTAAACACATCAAACCAAGGTTTATGTATATCGGCTAGAACATAGTATTTTTCACTTAAATCTTTAAAAGTGAATCGTGCTTCGTGATCCTTGAACTCTTCTGGGCAAGTGTCTAAATTTATTAATGCTGATTTTTTACCTCTTTGAACAAGCCCGGGATTAAGATGAGTAATTAAAGCTCTTACCTCTTTACCATTAAGACCATCTCCTGCCTTTAATTCATCCCAGCTTTTTAATATACCTCTCTCTTTCTTAGGAAAACTAGACCTAAATGCGCCTTCGTTTTCCTGTAGCCTATTTTTTTCTTTCCAAATAATACCCCTATCCCTTAAATGTTCTGCATATGGTTTACAAAGCCTCCAATCTCTCGCACACATAATTGCATTTGAATCAAATTTAATAATCTCAGTTAACTCCCCCAAATCATGAAGTGTGCCAAGAATTCCTGGAAAATTTTCTTTATTACAACATTTTTCGGGGCACGGAAAATAATTTTTTCTCTTTACACCACCTATTCTATGTTCTGGAGCTATGTCATTAATTATTTTTTGTGCAAGAGCATATATTTTTGTAGGTAGCCTATGTGTATGATTAAGAAACGTTTTGTGTCTCTCTTGGCAAGGCCATTTAAGAAAAATTCGTACGTTAGATCCTTTCCACCCATATATTCCTTGGTCATCATCTCCGACTAAATACATTTCTTCTGTTAATCTACCAATTTTAGCGATCACTTTCCATTCAAGAGATGTTAAGTCTTGAGCTTCATCCAGAATGACAACTTTGTATTCAGGAAAATGAACATTTGGGGCTAACGCATATTCTAACATATCTTCAAAATCAATCATGTTATTAGCGGTTTTAAAAAGATTTAAATTGTTATAGCAGTATTTAATTTCGCTTCTTCTTACTTTTGAAAAGTTAAAATCATCGTGGTTTGAATGAAATTTTAAAATTTCTTCTAGGGTTTTATTTTGGTCATGTCTTGCAAAACCAATTAATTTAAAAATTGTAGCAAATTTTTTATCTGTTTTTTCATCCCACACAGCAAATTCTTCATCATTTTTATCTTTAATTGTATCTAACATCACCCAATTATCAGGATCTGTTTTTAATTTTTTAACAAACTCACGCTTAGCTTTGCTGTTAAAAACTTCTTTCCCTGAGCAAGCTATATCTTTTCCATACCTGTGAATAGTTTTAATACTTTCGAGTTGATCCTCACTAAACCATTTAAATTTAGCTTTTGTTCTTTCTTGTAGTGTTGTGACAGTTGCTCTAGCAAAACCTATTAATAATATTTGACTTGGCTGTAAACCTGCTTTAAACTGTCTAGCTAAAATATCTATAACTTCAGTAGTTTTACCACAACCAGGTCCACCAATTAGTTTATATCTTTTTCTGTAAAATGGATCCATTAGTAAGGAGCCTCCGTGTCTTGACCAAAATCTATATTGTCCTGTTCTGGTTCTATTTCTTCTTTCTTAAATAATTTTTCATCTAAAACATAAACCCATCTTTTGTTATTTTGTTCAATATGAAATTTTTCTCTGCTCAAAGCTTTCATTTTTTTTAACATTTGATGAGTAAGATCTTCTCCCATACTCCAGTCATTAGTTTTTAAAAATTTAAAAAATCCTTCAAATATAAACCTAACTTTTCCATCCTCATGATAGGGTCTATTAAATAATAACTGTTTCTTTTTAGTAGTTTGTCTTAGGTTAAAACAAAAAGTTTCTAAATAGGACTTTAATTTGAGAATGGGTTGACTTTCTTCTGGAGCATCAATGGGAGTTGCTTTTACTTGAAGAGCCCTAATTTGTTCATCCCATTTTTTTATTTTAGGAGGTGTTTTTCTTGCTTGTTCTGTCGCTGCTTCTCGCGCTAAATCTTGTTTAACTATTTCTTTAGAGTTAAGTCTGACTTCTTCACCATTAAACCCAAGATACCAGATTATAGGTGTTGACTTAACATAGGATAGAGGGCCTAAAACTAGTTCATTGGTTGCTGCTCCGCCAATTCCAAATTTTCTTAAAATACATTTATCTCTATCACAATGAGGCTTTAACCAATCTGACCCACAGCGATATGCGTAGTCTTTCTTTTCTCTTGAATTAATAACGCCTTTAACTTCATCATACGACAACCCTTTACCAATGGGTTCAAAAAATTTTTTGTTATACTCTCCCATTTTTTCTTTCCATTCTTCAGGGTATCGCATTTTAATATATTTAGACATATCCACTAAAGTTTCATTTCTAACTTTTTTCTCCACCCCAAACTTAGCTAAGGCTTGAAAGCAAGGAGGGCCATCTTTAAACCAATCTCCTGTTTCACCTTCATCTATATTTGATTTTAATTTTCTTAGTTGGCTTGGAGTAATTTTGTTTTTTTCGTATGCTTCAAAAAATTCCTCTAATGTAGCCTTGCTTCCATCTTCTTTAATCATGTATCTTTGAGTGTCTTTAACATTATGATATGGAAGATTAATCCAACTACCTGCCGAGCCTTTTTCTAAATTTAAATATTTTTGAACTGGAAAAATTTTATCTGGTTGTTCTACTCCAAAGATATTTTTAATGGAGTGAAGTTTTTCTCTCATGAGTAAAGCTGCTACTTCCTCAGTTAAAAAAATATAAAGATGAATACCTCCACTTTTTGATCTGAAAGGAATGGTTGGAACATTTAAACTTTTTAATTTTTTGAATAATTCTGGTATGGAGGGCTTGTAATTATCTAAATCAATAGCACCCCACGTGCATTTACTATTGTTATTTATAGGACATAATCCTAAACTATCGGCTTCAATAAAACCTTTATTTGTTTTAACTTTAAATTTTTTACCTTCAAGGTGAGCTTGCCACATCTCAATAGTGTGTGGGTAGTTGGAAGTTTTTGAAGTTCCAGATTTTTTCCCATCGCCTTCCTCGTAGTTAGCAATATGATAGCCAAACCTTTCTTCCAATCCTACAAATATCTTTCTAAATTTTTCTACATTCATATTATTAACGGGGCGGTTTAAGTCTCCCGCTGCCGCCCCTTATCCCTCTGCAAAGGAAATCTTTAATAAGGTGAATCGCCTTTTGGTTCGTCAGATCCGTGTTTAACTTTTACTAAACCTTTGCTATTTTTTTCAGCAAATCCTTTAGCAATTTGATAAACCCCTTGATCTGAAACCGGACCAACTTTAGATACATCCCATCCAAACCATGTTCCTTTGTCATTAGACATCTGAACAGTCTTTAGATTATAAATGTGGCTA